GCCCCCCCTAACGCGGTCGTACACCATCGGTTCAAGCTTTGGTGTTAGTCCGTAGACTCCGCAAACGACAGCCCGTGGCTGCTGACCCCTAAGCAAAGGTACACCCATCGGATTAAGTTGGTGTTCGCCAATTGGCGCTGCAAACCGGGATTTATACTTATCCCCAAGTACCATAGCACGGAGGCACACCATCGGTTTATATTGGTGTTGAACTCATAGAGTTCCCGTAAGCCTGGGTTGACTACCCACTGTTAGACGAAGTTATCGCTTGAAGGAATCGCGATAACCACGACGGTAACGTCCACCGGATCAGCTGGCAGTGTAGATGGATTGAAAACAAAACTACTACCAGTAGCACTATAGCCGTCGATTTTAATGGTAGTACTAAACGCGGCATGAATACTATTAGAAGTACCACCAAAAGGAGAACCATCCCAATCACGTCCAGGAGGTAATCCATATAAGTAGCAGAACGACATATTGTGAAGAGTAGGGTTTGAGATTGAGCAATTAGCAGCACTGGACCCTGACCAATCCACATAAATGAAAAAGCGACCAGAAGTGATAACAGGAGGAAACTGAAGTGTATCCCACCCACCATTAGTTGACTGGATCGTAACCCCGAGATTCCCAGCAGGTTGGCTAATGATGTTACCAAGAATATTGCTAGCCTCATCATAAGGTCCCAGCTGGTACCTAGTAAATTGCCCAGGATATGAACCACCTGGCTGTATTCTTGGCTTGAAAAACTCGACATCGTACGTGACCCATAACTCACCAATATTTGCGGCAGCTTGCATACCCACAGTAGACAACTGAAAGTTCCCGAGATCATATAATCTGAGATCAGAATCGACAGGAGTGCCAGAGCGCACATAAAGATGGGATAATGGGTTGAGTTGTGGTGCACACTCAACCGGATGGATAAGGCAGCAAGAAGGCTTACTACTACAACTATATTCATACTGTTCCATCTCGGATTTCGACAAAAAGGCAGGAAGAGTTGCGTTATACTGGGTCGCCATGACAACCGTACCCAAAGCAGTATTAACGCTATTGAGAGCATCAGCAGAGGTACTGACAAATTCAAATAGAAGTCCATGGAATTTGTACTGCTGGTAAGCAAAGGCAACGTTGGATAACCACGGGAAAGTTGATTCCAATCCTGGATTAATGCTATAACTATTGGAACTAAAAGCTGTAGAACCTGTAATATCCCCCAAGTATTCACGATGCCTAATACGAACGGTATGCTTACTTTCAGAGAACGAGGGGACGCCAGTAGTGCCAGACATGAGACTATTAGACTCAACTTTGTAATCACCCATACCCAATACGTCAGATAACCAATTGGCTCCTGTGGTGGCCAAGGATTGTCCCAGGGGTCCCATAAGACCACCGAGTGCACCCAAGCCGCCAGTGAGCATAGTACGTCCCAAAGAGCCTTTGCCTCGTTTAGGACCAGACTGACGATTAGATTTATTTCTGGTATTGTTATTAGTCTTACCAGTAGACTTATTAGAAGATTTATTATGTTTTTTGTTTCGAACAATGAAGATTTTACGAATGTAGGCCCCGATGCCATACACTCAACGACAAAGGTGAGTAACCTATTTATCAAGTGACCCGCACACTCACCAATAGAGGTAAATACCTCTGGCCACGTCGCAAGAAAGCGTTCAATCAGATGGGTTATCGAAGCCATCTGCCTGCCGTAATCAGACTTGCGCGTTCCGAAAACATAGTAATTCCACATTATATGGAGACCTATGGAAGCCAACACTCCGAAGCTTCTACCAACGAGGTAAAATAAACAATGTAAACCAAACAAATAAAAAGCGTTTTGTAGTACAGCTTCGAGTGCAAAAAGAGCGAACATAATTATAGGAATCATCCAGGAGAAAACATCTAAGGTCCATTGAGGGAACCCTAAGTATCCTGATGGTTGATACAGAGAAATGGCTTCTTCCAGAAGGGGGCTGACTAACACGTGAATGAGGAACTGCCATATAGTGGTCATGGGCCAGTCCTCTCGGATTTCTCTGTCGGGAAAGACTATATCGAAGACATCATAGTCGCTTAGATCACTGCCAATGTCCTTTTGAAATCCTCTCAAGAATGCGTCATGTTCTAGTATTATAGGGAAATCATTAAGATTTAAAGGACGGCCATCGCGAACTGTCAAGCCATGTAACATAGAGTCGATGTCTTCTATGGATAAACCGTGACTCAGTGCTAAGTGATTGTAAGAGCTTGGATGGACATCAGAAACTTCACTTGAAACCGTCTTCCATTCGTTATAAGTGTCTTCAAAAATAGGTATCAGTTTCTTCGATTTTCCATCCGCGACTATTGTACGTAAAAATGGGCCAAGAAGAGGGACGTGTCCCGCTATGGGCAATAGTCCAAGCGCTATTCCAAAAAGTAATCGCTTGTGGCTCTTCTTTGGGTGTCGGTGCAAATTCAGCCCAAATTTAGCTAATATTCTGAAAGGACATACACCCCACTTATCTCTCCCGTCAAGTGTGCGGTATATCTTACCAGAACAGTATGGAACATCGTACAGGTCAAAGACCTCCTCGACTTTGGCAACCATTCCCAGTTTGGCATAATATAAAATTATCTCTTCGATCGTCTTATCGGAGTCTGTTCCGAACACATTGTCATCGCCGTTAACTATACCTACGGCATCTGGGAACATAGTCTCGATAACACTAGCATTATCATGGGAATTAAAGTCAGAGGTGTGCACATCTCCAGAACGTCTACCGTGCACAGTACTCATATTGACACCTTCTTTGCCTAACACGTACATACGACTCCACAAGTGAAGCATCTCCGCATCGAAGGGCCAATCATTACGATCATCATTATTAACAACAAAGTTTGTCCATGCTTTCTTTACGAGGGACGTCTCAAGCTCTCTAATGAACCACGGATGCAGCGATCCGTCCCAACTAGACACATCTATCGCGTACACATGTTTCTTCTTGAAACAATTCTTTATAACTTCGGCAACTTCAAAAGCATCCATACCGGCACCAAACTTTATTTTGTACTTCGCGTAACACCTTTTCATCCATTTTGACATGGAGTAAAAGAACGGACCCACTTGCTTCTGGTGGGCTAGCTGTCGGCCCATTATTGCTCTGGGCTTCCAGGAACTCGGTAATTTACCAAGATACGGCTCAAGTTTGACAAACATATCGACCATTTTGCAATTGTCGAAGTTTGTTATACATTCTTCTTCTAGCATTCTCGCCCTTTTCGAGGGGAGGTGAGCCAACCATTCTTTCTCGTCTATTAAGACAAAGGGTTCAGTGAGTACTCGATCAG